GGTCCGCAAGGAGTTCAGCGTTGACGTGCTATTCAACGCAGACGAACCGAGCGAACTCGCTGCACCCTACGTTATTTGGCCGAAGCCCTGCGGTGTCCACGCCTTTGCAGGTTGGGAGGAACAATACGAAGCCGACTACAACGCCAACAAACCCAAGAGCAAATGAGATTATTCCGCAAACGCAACCCCGAAACACCCGAAACCCCAAAACTCCCTTTTATGAAATCAGCAGTCATCGCACTACTTCGCCACCTTCTCACCTTTATTGGTGGAACCCTCGTCGCCAAAGGCATCATTGATGCAGCCACGCTAACCGAAATCATCGGTTCCGTATTGACCTTACTTTCAGTTGGTTGGATGGCCTTGGATAAAACAAAGGGCGAGCCGAACAAGTAATGAACCTAATCGAAACCACCATCGTCGGGAGCGTTGCAGCAATCGTCGGTGGGGCGGTCGCTTGGTTCACCAAGGGCCGTGTCGAATCGGACTCCCTGCAAGTCAGGCAAGCCCAAGCGGTCCTCGCTATGTGGCAGGCTACCAGCGAGTCACAAAACAAAGAATTAACACAACTTCGTAACGAGGTCGTAAGTTTGCGTCAGCGGTTAGAGGAAATGGAACACACCATCCACTCCCTCCAAGCCGAGAATGCCAAACTTAAAACCCTCGTATGATTCTACCAGCCACCAAGCACACCCGAAACATCCACGAAGTAACCTGCCAATCGGGGCAGGAGTTCTTACTCATCAGCGACCTGCATTGGGACAACCCCCATTGCGATAGAGGCTTGCTCAAAAACCACTTGGACGAAGCCGTCAAGCGGAATGCTGCCATCATACTCAATGGCGACACTTACTGCTGCATGGGTGGGAAATATGACCGTCGTGCGGACAAATCCCTGATTCGTCCTGAACACAACACCGACCGATACTTTGACGCTATCGTGGACACCTCGGTGGAATGGTTTGCCCCCTACGCCAAAAACATTTTGCTGATAGGCTACGGCAACCACGAAACCGCTATCATCAAGCACGGGGAAACGGACCTCCTGCAACGCTTTGCCAGCACCCTCAACTACGCCACAGGGTCAGCGGTTCAAGTTGGCGGATATGGTGGAACCATTGACATCCGAGTGCTTCACGATACAATCCGTGGAGTCAACTTCGTAGTGCATTATTATCACGGGTCAGGTGGTGGTGGACCTGTAACCAAGGGCGTAATCCAAGACCAGCGGCTACTTGCCGGGACCGAAGGCTACGACTTGACTTGGATGGGCCACGTCCACGAATTGTACTACCATCAAAATATAATTCACCGCTATGACCGCTCAACCAAAACTCTCATTCAAAAACCTATTCACCAACTGCGTACGGCTACTTACAAGGAAGAATGGGACGGAGGCTACATGGGCTTTCATACTGAGCGAGGAAGAGGCCCGAAGCCTTTGGGAGGCTATTGGCTGAAACTGGAAACCTCACGGAATAGTAGCAAGGACAACAAAGGTCCCGAACTTCAAGTTCACGCCACCTTCACTCCTGCGGATAGGTTGTACTAACCCGTACGAGAAAGCCGTACAACTGCTGCACTATCCCCCAAAACCCCCGTTAATGACGGGTTTCTCATTCATACCTCCTGCGGACCGCTGGCAGTTAGGTACAGGTAGCCGTACTCCTTTTCAGCATTAAACTGGGGGCAGGCCTTGGTAACGCCCGGAAAGTCCCTGTGTCCGCATATCCTTGCGGTAGGGTACTTCTTAAGCCAATCAAGCAACACCACGGCAATCGCTTGACGCTGGCCGATACTACGGTCATCTTTGTCTTTGCCTCCGATGTAGGACACATGAAGGCTCGTAGCGTTATGCCCCTGCACTCCGTTGGTAACGGCTGAGTCAGGAGCCAAGACCGTTACATTCCCGGTCGAATCAATGATCCGATGGTAGCCGACCGACTTCCATCCAAGGGCCTCCTTCCAATGCTTACGGATGCTGGCAATGGTCGTGTTCTTCGGGGTAGCCGTACAATGGACGACGAGGTGGGTGATGGTGCGATTCATTACTCTTCGGGGTTTAGTTTGTGGAAGTAGTTGACCGCAACAGGGTCGGCAACGTCGGGACCGCTGGATAGGTGGACCTCTTTGGTCCCCTGCCATTGAGCCATAGCCGGGTCATAGCCCAGTAACTCGCAGGCTTTCCGGTATTCCAGCAGCAGGGCGTGGTTGCCTTCAAGGTCAGCGTTGTCGATGGCTATCATGAGCCGTTCCAAGGCGTTTGTCAGGGCCTTGGCAGGACGGAGGGAGTGGTATTCGGGCATGGGTTAGGTTTGTACAAATGTATGGAAATAGCCCCAAATCGCAATAAAACGGGGGATGAATAATTTTTTTGCTACGAGGTGGCACAAAATCGATTGGACTGCATTATCTTTGCTTTACAAACCAACCACTAAACCTCAAAACCATGACAACTCAAACCGAAATCCTCAAAGCACTTGGCGGAAACAAATTCTTAGCAATGACAGGAGCGACCTGCTTTGCTGACCAAGACACCCTAATCGTAAAGTTCAAAGGATGCTCAAAGGCCAATATCATGTATGTAACCTTGACCGCTTCCGATTTGTATGATGTAAAAATCTGCAAATACAAAAACCTTGAAGTTAAGCCCGTTTTTGAAGCCAAAGGAATGTATTTCGATTCTTTGCCTTCAACCTTTACCAAAGTTACGGGCCTCTATACCAGCCTCTAACCAACCGAGGGGTGCGACTCGCCAACGCACATTCTTTAAATCTCAAACCTCAAAAACCATGAACCACGAAACCAAAGCCAAACTCAAAGCAGCCCTCGCAACGGGCTACATCCTGCTGACCGCCTGCCTCGGCATCGCCTTCTTCGGCAGATTCATCTTCGCACTACTAACCAACTAAACCTCAAACCTCAAAACCATGCACAAGTTTAAAACCACCAACATCAAAGGCAAGGACTACGTCGAAGTCAACCAACGCCTCCTGTACTTTCGCAACGAATCAGCCTATGCAGGCTGGTCGTTGGAATCCGAACTCATTGACCTGCAACCCGACCGCTGCTGCGTGCGTGCAGTCATCCGGGATAACGAGGGTCGCATCCGTGCTACGGGCCACGCCTCCGAGGACCGTACCTCGTCAATGATCAACAAGACCTCCTACGTCGAGAACTGCGAAACCTCCGCTTGGGGCCGTGCCTTGGCCTGCATCGGTATCGGTATCGAAACGAGCATTGCATCGTCCAACGAGGTGCAGATGGCTATCGCCCAGCAGGGCCTTGGCGACCTCAACGACAAACTCGGACTGGTTCCTTCCTACGATGAACTGACCACCGCAACTCTCAAGGCTGACTTCCTTGCATTGCTTGACAAACTCCCAAAGGAGCAGCAGGCCAAGTTCATGAAGGACATCGACCACATGACCCCTGCACGATTTGAGAAAGGTATCCAATTCATCCAAAACCAACTTGCAAAACAATGAACCTACTTGAACAAATGAACGCATCGGAGTACAAGAAACTCCTTGAGTTCAAAGAGAAATTCCCGACCATTGGCCTTGACTTGGTAAGGGCCTTGAGGGAGAAAACCCTGCCCATCCAACTGACCTTGGGCGAGTGCATCGACCTATCGAATGCCATCGGCATCCATTATGGGCAGTATTGCAACCAAATCTTTGAAACCTTCAAATCGAAGCCATGACCTACCCGACCCTCATCACCATCCCCAAGAGCGACATCTGCAAGGCAGAAATCGCCCAAATCGCCCAGCAACTGACCGACCGAATCAACGACGGAGAGGTCAACCCCATCGAGGCCCACATCAAGTTAAAGGCCATCGTCAAGGCTTTGGAAGCAACCATCAAGGCCACCGAGCAGACCGTAGCCGACGAAGCCGGCAAGCACGGCAAGACCTTCCACGCCTTCGGTGCGGAGATTACCCTCAAGGAAGGGAGCCTCACGCCTAACTACGAGGAAGACGAAGTGTACGCCGACCTTAAATCGCAAATGAAAGCGAGGGAGGAACTGCTCAAGATTGCGTTCAGGCAAGCGGGGAAGACCGCTATCTTTGATGAAAGAACAGGCGAGCAGGTTCCTGTCTGCACCGCCAAGGCCACCAAAGCGTCCATAGCCGTATCGTTCCGATGAAGCAAGTAATCAATACCATCAAGGCTTTGCGGTTATTGTCGCAGAAGCCTCTCAGAGCCTCTCAGTTGCAAGATATTCTTGGAACGAGCAAAGGGGCCACCTACCGAATCATAAGGGATTTACGGGCCTCAGGAGAGGTCGTAGAGAGAACCCTTTGTACTTACTCAATCAAAACCAAAAACCAAGAACAATGAAAGACGGACAAACAATCGGCCAATGGCTGAACTGGGATTTTAAGACCAATGGGAACCTTACAATTATAGACAAAAATGACCATCGTGTCTATGGTGAAGATTCAAGTGGATATTGGTTTAAATCCGAATTTGATTCAAATGGCGATGTCATCTACTTTGAGGATTCAGTTGGTGCAATCGTTGACAACCGCACCCCCGAAATCATCGAACACAACGGCAAAAAATATCAACTAATCCCCAACCAAAACCAAAACCCATGAGTTACACCCCCCAACCCAACACCTTCACCCTGTTCGTCAATGATAAGGGCGACAACCCTAAGCGTCCCGATTACCGGGGCGATGCGGTCCTACCTGACGGGACTAAAATGAAACTTTCATGCTGGCTCAAAGAAGCGGCCAACGGAAAGAAGTTCCTATCAGGAAAGATGGAGTCAATGCAAGAGCAAGAAAATTCACAAAAACAAGGCTCGGACCTGCCTTTTTAGTGTAAATTTGCAGGCATACTACATTTACAATTAAACGCATCCGCTTGAAGTCGCAGCCAAGTAGATGTCAGATAAAAGGGTTCCTCAACTAACCCCTGCCCCGGCTGCTGCGACCAGTCGGGGTTTTTTTTTACCGCTATGAAGCAAATATCTTGGTTCAAATTCTCCCCAGCCGATTGGATGATGGGCAGAATATCACGGCAACCTGCCGAAGTTCAGGTCGCATTCCTACGCATTTGCTGCGTGTATTGGAACGCAGAATGTGAGATGACTCACGACCATGCTCACTTGGAGGGGGATGGACACTTGGAGCGACTACTCACAACCAAACTCGTCGAAACCAATGGGCAGTACGTCTTCATCAAATTCCTTGATATTCAATGGGAAGAGGCCAATTTGCACCGTACAAAGATGTCCGAAGCAGGCAAAAGAAGTGCTGAACGAAGGCTCACCAAGGTTGAAGAAACTCCAACTCACGTTGAACCTATGTTGAACCTACCTTCAACTGAGGTTGAACCTGTGTTCAATAGAGAAGAGGAGAGAAGAGAAGAGGAGAGAAGAGAAAATGTGAGTGAGCAGTTCGAGGGCTTTTGGAAAGCATTCCCAAGAAAGACCGACAAGGCAAGAGCCAAGCGTTCCTTTCTACGTTTAACCAAGACCGAGCAAGAACTGGCAGTCAGCAACATTCAACGCCTGTACTCCGAAACCCCTGCACAATTCGTTCCGCATCCTTCCACCTACCTCAACGGCAAACGCTGGGAGGACCAAGCCATCCAACGAACCCCTAACTTCGCATACTCAAACCTAACCTCCGATGATGAACCCCTACCAGTTGTCCGCTGAACGAAAGTTGCTCGGATGCCTCATGGACAAGTTCGTAAACCGAACCGTCCTCCTAACCCAAATCCCTGAACGCCTATTCACAGGCAACAACGTCCTCCTGTACCGGGCTATCGAATCCCTTCACAAAGCAGAGCGAGAGGTTGATGTCGTTACCGTCTACAAGTACCTCGCCGACCAAGGCCAAGCCCACGTCCTACTCGAAGGCATCGACCCCGAAGCAGGGCTGGTCAGCAACTGGAAGACCTACGCATCCGACCTGCACGACCTTTGGAAGGAGAGGGAAGAGGCGAGGATTATGGAGGAACTGGCTCACGACAGGGACATCCCCAAAGCCTTCCAACGATACCAATCCATCCAAGCCGTTGAGTCCAACGCCTCCGAATCGTCAGCCCATGAACTCGCCAAGGACTTCCTCGCCAACATGAACGAGGTACGGGAAGGAAGACGCAAGGATCAAATCTACCAAACCTTCATCCGACCGCTCGACAACATCTGCACCGGGTTCAAGCCATCCGAGTTCATCCTCGTAGGTGGTCGTCCCGCAATGGGTAAGACCCTGCTTGCTTTGCAGATAGCGATGAACCAAGCCATGGCCGATATTCCCGTCGTGTTCTTCACGATGGAGATGTCTGCAGACCAACTGACCCAGCGGATGCTTTCCAACCTTGGAACCATGGACGGCTCTGCATTCCTCAAACCCGACGAGCGAATCAGCACCGAGCAGTTTTTGACCTTGGCCCAAAAAGCCGATCAACTCAAAGGCAAGCCTCTCTACATCGTTGACCTGCACCAAGCAAACCTCGACCGCATCGAGGGGGAGATAGCGAAACTCAAGGCCAAGTTCGGAATCGTTGGTTTCTACCTCGACTACCTGCAACTCGTAGAGCCTGCGAAGATTGACAAGCCCAAGCCCAAGATTGAGCAGATGACTAACATCTCCAAGCAACTCAAAGCAATCTGCAAGAGGCAAAAGGTCTTCGGGGTCGTGGTTTCTTCGCTTTCAAGGGCAACCGAAGGCAGGGCAGACCATCGCCCCATCATGTCCGACCTGCGAGAAACGGGGCAACTGGAGTTCGATGCCGACAAAATCGCCTTCGTCTATCGCCCCTACGAACACGACAAGAACGCAGAACAGGATCTCATGGAGGTCATCTTTCGTAAGAACAGGAACGGAAGCCTTGGAATCGCCCAAGTCCAATGCCAACTGCCCTACACCAAAGCCAACGAATATCCGCTATGACCCCCGAATACACCCTGCAAGCCGCTTGCGTCAAGTTGTTCAAACTACTGAAGCCCCACGAAGACGGGCGGTTATTCCTAAACCTCAACAACCCCCGAAGCCGAACGAACGGTCATTTTCTCAAAGGCATCGGCCTGACCGCTGGGGTTGCAGACATGACCTACTTATCGGACAAGGGAGCCATCTTTTTGGAGTTCAAAGCCGAGAAAGGCAAGCAGTCCCTCTCGCAGAAGTGGTGGCAGGGGGTCGTCCAAGAGGCAGGGTACAGGTACGAGGTCATCCGAAGCATTGAGGATTTTCAGCGAGTGGTCGCAAGTGTGGAATAGTTGTGTAGATTTGTTCCATGGCCCGACTGCTACTGCTGCTCCTGCTGACCGCTTGCACCAACGACCGCCCTTGGAAGGTGATTGAGGTCCGGGCCAAGGGTAACGCCTGCGAGTATGTGCTAAGCCGTTCCAACGGATTCGGGCCTCAAATTAAGACCAAGGTCGATTCGTGTGGGAGGTATCGGTTGTTTGAAACTATACCCAATCGGATATAATTTATAGAAAAACTTAAAATTTATACGCATTCGGGTATAATGAATGAGGAATCGGTCAATAAGCACCCTTATCGCATATAATGAATGATAAATCCGTCATCCCATACATGAAAACGATATACTTTCAACCCAAGGGAATAAACCCAAAATTTTGCGAAGCAGGTGTCATTCACGAAAGCGACAATGAATCTATCTGCTACTTAGGTGAACCTTGCAAAATATCAATTAATGATGTAAAAATCATACCAAACGAGAGCGTCGCTTATGATGAAAAAAATGGGTTATATCTTGTTCGGGAAAGTACTCATTCGTGAACAAATCGTCAGCCTCTGTTCTTACCAAACCTCCCCCAGCGTCAGCCTATAAACTTACCAACCAAACCCCAAACCGATGAAAACCATTAGCGATAGTGCTGACCTTAAATTGAAACAAATTGTTGTCATTGGCAAATTTAACGATGGCAAATGCCGTCAAGTATTGATTAGCCAAGAAGCGCAAGACGTTGTGTTGTCGGCAATAATGGCTTGTGAACAACAAATTAGAGTGCTTGAAACAATAATTGAGGGCATTGATATTGAGCAGCCGTCATCTTACTGACCATTTCGTTGACACCACCCAAATGCTAAAACCCAACCCCATGAAAACCACACCAACCGATTTCCGACGCTGGCAACTCCACATCCGCAAGGAATGCGTCAACTGCAACCGCCCCGACAAATCCGAAACCATCAAGGCTTGGTCCGTCAACTGGACCCTGCTCGGTCGAATCCTTCAAGCCAAAAACGCCTGACCATGGAATGGATTAAATGCTTGGACCGGATGCCGACACCTTACGAGCCAGTCCTGATTTTCACGACCGACATGAATCAAGCCTACGCATGGCTTGGAGATGGACGCTGGTACTACGAACACCAAACTTGGTTCCTAATCGAAGTCAGCCATTGGATGCCCCTACCCCCAAACCCTTTTTAGCCCAAACAAAATGAAAACACCAGACGAAATACTCGCCAAGCACGAGGACAATAACGAAATGCACTTCCATCAAGTTGATAGGGAATGGATTATTGAGGCCATGAAGGACTTTGCCTTTGAGTTTGCGGAAGCAGCCGTTGAGAATTGGGGATTGACCAAAGTTGAACGGAATTATTTGGAAGACTACTACAAGAAAATAACTCAATGACCATGGACCTAATCTCACGAACCATCCTCGGCTATACGGCAGAGGTCGTCGGAGTCAGCCCCGATGACATCTTGAGCGAAGTCAAGACCCAAGAACTGGTCCTTGCTCGCAGCATCTTCGCAGACATTGCCTACTCGGAATACCTCTACACCTACTGCCAAATCGGGCGAATCATCAAGAGGAACCACGCCACAGTCATGCACAACCTCGAAATCCTTGCCAAAAACATGAGGGCAAGACCGGACATTAAATTCCTTCGTACACAGGTTCTTAACAGGACACGGGATTTTTTGCAACATTAACAACAACCCCCTCCATCTTTGCGTGAGTGAACGCAGAGGCTACCATCCTTGACCTGTATCGCAGCGGAGAAATCCGCAAGGCTTGCCTCACCATCACGGGGGGCAATCCGCTTTGGAAGGACCTCGAACAAGAGGTCGTCCTGATTCTGCTCGAAAAAGACCCCGACAAGATTACCAAGATGCAGGTCCAAGGCTACCTGCGTTTCTACATAGTTCGTTTGATAATGAACCTGTACCGGGGCAACAACAACCAGTTCGCCAAGAAGTACCGACACCACGACGAGCGGGTCGAAGTGGATCCCGAAACCCAAGAACTAAGCAAGGACTACGACTCCCTGCTCGACGACCTTTGGGCTATTGCCCAGCAAGAGATGGACTCTTGGGCCAAGGACGGAGCGTTCCCCTACGACAAAGAACTGCTCAACCTACTCATGCAGACAGGGAATATGAAAGCCATGAGCCGAGAAACGGGCATCCCGTACCGCTCCATCATTTACTCCATCGAACAGGCCAAGGCCAAAATCAAAACCGCAATTGAAGCAAATGGATACACTGGTATATCCCATCCTGATTAGTGCTTTAGCGACCCTTGCGGTCGTGGAGTTCCGGGTCCTGCCGGGATGGTTCTACGCTCTGCCCTTCGCCAAGCGGAAGCCGTTTTCGTGCATGACCTGCTTCGGGTTTTGGCTTGGCTTTGCCCTGACCCTGCCGACCTGCCAATGGTACTTGGCTCCAATCCTTGGGCTCGCCTCATCTGCCACCGCAATAATCATTCGGGAATGGACCTTCAAATGACCAACGACCAATTCATCGTGGCCCAAAAGCACAGGAAGTACTGGGACCAATATGTGGCATCCCTAACCATGCGACTGCCACCCGATGCGGTTGGTGAACTGCAAGCCATCCTGACGGCTCACGGCCGACCTCCCACGAATTGGTGGTGCGCTGACTGCGTAAAATCGGCTCTCCAATACATTTACCTACAAGCGGACCTGTTCCTCGAAGTAAACCAAAACACCATAACCCACCCCCTAAATGCCCCTGCCAATCCCGAACAATAACGAAAGCAAAGAAGGCTTCATCGGTCGCTGCATGAGCAATAACCAAACCAATGCAGAGTTCCCCGATACGGCTCAACGGCTTGCCGTTTGCGGCTCAACGTGGGAGAATCACAAGAGGCAGCAATTCGAGTCCTATGCCGACTATGGGGAAGGTATCAGGAACAACGCCAAGCGAGGGATAGAACTCAACGAAAGGAACGGGAACAAGTGTGCGACGCAGACGGGTAAGGTCCGGGCGCAGCAGTTAGCCAACGGGGAACCTATCTCGGTGGAAACCATCAAGCGGATGCACTCCTACCTATCCCGTGCTGAAACCTACTACGACAATGCAGACGACACCTCGGACTGCGGTTACATCTCATATCTCCTATGGGGTGGCAAGTCGGCTCTCTCATGGAGCAGGAACAAACTCCGGGAACTTGGCGAACTCGAAGGCTAAAGACGAAGACGAAGCCCAAGTGCAGGCTCGGATGGACTCGCTGATGATGGTCATTACGACCCTGTGCGACTGCATCGGAGCGGTGGATGAGTCCAATGCCCCGAACCAGTACGAAGTGAAAATGAAAATCGTAAACAAGATAAGCGACCTAATAGACAAAATCGAATACTGATGCAACGAGTACCCATAGGAACCATTAAGAACAACCCAAACAACCCAAGGGTCATCAAGGACGACAAGTTCAAGAAACTCGTGCAGTCCATCAAAGACCTACCCGAAATGGCCGAGGTTCGTCCCGTTGTGGTCAATACCGATATGGTTGTGCTTGGAGGTAACATGAGGCTCAAGGCCATGCGTGAGGCTGGATGGAAGGACGTGCCGATTCAAGTCGTGGATTGGGACGAGGACAAGCAAAGGCAGTTCATTATCAAGGACAACGTAAGTGGGGGCGAGTGGGATTGGGATATGCTTGCGAATGAATGGGACACAGAGGAACTACAAGAGTGGGGTCTTGACCTACCCGACTTTGACAACGGCAAGGAATTGGAAGCGGAGGAAGATGACTACGAGATGCCTGAGGAATTGCAGACCGACATCGTGCTGGGCGACCTGTTCGAGATTGGTCCGCATCGTTTGCTTTGTGGGGATTCAACGGATAGCGATGCCGTTGCGAAGCTGTTAAACGGAAAGGAACCATACCTAATGGTTACTGACCCGCCTTATGGAGTTGTTTACGATGCTAATTGGAGGAATGAGGCAGAAAGAGCAGATGGAACTAAAATAGGGGCTTCAGCGGTTGGTAAAGTATCAAATGATGACAATGCCGATTGGAGTGAATCGTGGTCTTTAAGTCCAGCAAAAGTTGCTTATGTTTATCATGCGGGCGTTTTTAGCGGTATCGTTCAAAAATCCTTATCTGACTGCGACTTCATTATTAGAAGTCAAATAATATGGGTTAAGTCGAATTTTGCTATAAGTCGAGCAGATTATCACTGGAAGCACGAGCCTTGTTGGTATGCAGTCAAAAAAGGAAATAAGGGTAATTGGGCAAGCGATAGAAAACAAACCACCGTTTGGGAAATAGCCAAACCATCTAAAAGCGAAACAGGACACAGCACTCAAAAACCAGTCGAGTGTATGGCTAAACCTATCGGAAATCACGATGGAGATGTTTACGACCCATTTTTAGGTTCAGGGACCACAATGGTAGCAGCCCACCAGCTTAACCGCAAGTGCTACGGCATGGAACTTGACCCGAAGTACTGCCAAGTCATCGTGGACAGGATGCTTAAACTTGACCCGACCTTGGATGTCAAGAGGAACGGCCTGCCGTACAAAACAGGCGAATAACAGGCTATGCCGATACCTAACGAACATATCAACCAATTCAAGAAGGGAGAGTCAGGCAACCCCAATGGTCGTCCACGCAAGTACGTCAGCACCTTGGTTGACCAAGGCTACAAGCGGTCCGAAATCAACGACACCATCCAAAACATGATGGCCATGACATTGGAGGAAGTCAAGGCGGTTTGGGACAACCCAACGGCAACGGTCCTCGAAAAGACCATCGCCTCGGCCATCCGCAAGTCCATCGAAAAGGGAACGCTATACTCCATGGAAACGCTGCTCTCACGGGTCTACGGTCAACCCAAGCAGGAGGTCGCTGCAACCATATCGCCTCAACCAATTTGGCAGGGCGTAAAACTACAAGTTGACACCAACCACAACGGCAATCAAGATTGATGGATTCCGCAAGAGAATCCGAATAGTCCAAGGCGGTTCATCGGCAGGCAAGACCTTTGCCATCCTGTCCCTGCTCTACTCCTATGCAGCCAACCCCGAATGCGGTCCGCTTGAGATATCCGTAGTTTCCGAATCCATCCCCCACCTTCGCAGGGGTGCGCTCAAGGACTTTCTTAAGATGCTCAACATGACAGGGCTTTACCAAGAGGAACTTTACAACCGAACCCTGCTCCGATACGACTTCCCGCATGGCTCCTACATTGAGTTCTTTTCCGCTGACCAAAGCGACAAGATGCGAGGGGCAAGGAGGGACGTGCTATTCATGAACGAGGCCAACAACATCACATGGGAAGCCTATCACCAACTGGCTATCAGGACAAGGAACGCCATCTACATTGACTACAATCCAGTCCGTGAATTTTGGGCGCATACCGAATTGATGAATGACCCCGATGCCGAGTTCCTGCTCGTTACCTACAAGGACAACCAAGCCCTTGACCCTGCCATCATCCGAGAGATTGAGAAGGCCAAGACCAAAGCCGAAACGTCTGCGTATTGGGCGAACTGGTGGAAGGTGTACGGCCTCGGTCAAGTCGGGACGCTTCAGGGTGCGATATACGAGGACTTCGAGGTGGTGGAGGGGATAGATGTCAGCCGAGCGAAATTTGTCGCCCTTGGGCTTGACTGGGGCTTTAGCAACGACCCTACGGCCTTGGTAGCAATCTACCGCCAAGGGGACTGCCTGCTGATTCAGGAACTGCTCTACGCTACGGGCCTGACCAACCAAGACATCGCAGACAAGTTGCGGTCCTTGGGCATCACAAGGGCTTGGGAGATAGTGGCCGATTCAGCAGAACCGAAGTCCATCGAGGAAATCTATCGGTTAGGTTTCAATATCAAGCCGGCGGAGAAAGGTCCCGATTCGGTCAGGAACGGGATAGACATCCTGAAACGCTTTAAATTGCAGGTTACCAAGGATAGCACCAACCTGATTAAAGAACTGCGGTCCTACACTTGGGCCACCGACAAGGAGGGCAAGAACATGGGTGTCCCGATTGACTCCTTTAACCACGCCTGCGATGCGATGCGGTATGTGGCCCTTAACAAATTGAGGGTTAGCAACTCAGGGAAGTATGTTGTGGTGTAACTTTGAGGCATGAACACGGAACGCATCCTTGACCTGCTCATCGAAATCGGGAAGACGCTTGCAGCCGTTTTCTTCATCCTCACTTTACTAACCCTCCTTTGGACCTTATGAGCGAGTTTAAACAATACCGAAGAAAGCAAATTGCGGAACTTCGGCCTTTTCAGGAAGGCGAAGAATTATCCGAAAGAATATCAATATCGCAAGCCGATAGGGATAATGGAAGCCCGAAGGTTGGGGACATGATTGCTCGAAACCCCAAGAACCATGACGACCAATGGCTCGTTGCAAAGCAGTATTTTGAGGACAATTTTGAGCCAGTCAATTAGTTTATGAAAGTCATCCACTACTACCACATCTACTGCGGAGGGAACTGGCAGTTGATACTGAATCAGCACATGATGGCGGTGTGCAATTACGGCCTTATCAATGTCTTGGACGAAATCCGTGTCGGCATCGTCGGTCCACCCGAACAACGCAAGGCGGTCAAGGAGGTGCTGGAAGGCTCGATGGTGGCCGATAAGGTCAAGGTCGTGGTAACCCGGACCAACGCTTGGGAGCAGGCGACCCTGACCGAGATGTACCGGGCCTCGCAGGAAGAAGAAGCCGTGTACCTGTACGCCCATACGAAGGGGGCAAGCGACCCGTCCCTCATCAACCAACTTTGGAATCGCAGCATGACCTTCTTCAACGTCGTGGCTTGGGAACGCTGCCTGCAACTGCTGGAAGGCGTGGATGCAGTCGGCTGCCATTGGATTACCAAGGAGCAGTTCCCTCACATGGCCGATGCCAACAACCCCGATGGCTACCCCTACTTTGGGGGGACTTATTGGTGGGCCAAGTCGAGCCACATTAAGGAACTGGGTGAGCCTGTACGGGACCACCGCTGGCAAGCCGAACATTGGATTGGCAAGAAGCCCGACACCAAGGTCCACGACACCAACCCCGGATGGCCGGGTCCCGAAAAATTTGTAATCACATTTTAACCATGAAAGACAAAGAACTGATTGCCATCCTCGACGAGTTAGACCTCAATGGTGCTGACTGGGACGGAGGAACCGACAAGGCCTACGGCCACAACTATACAAGCACCTATGCCAAGTACTTGGCTGAAATGCGAGCCGACTCCATCAACTTCGTGGAGATAGGCGTGTGGCACGGAGGGTCCATGGCTATGTGGTGCAAGTATCTGCCCAAGGCCAAGTTTCTGTTCTACGACATTGCCAACCAAGTCAAGCCAAAGGCTGACAAGCACATTGACTGGACTCGTTCAAGGCTTCACATCGCATCGGCCTATACCCCCGAATCCGTGCAAGTCGCAAGGGACTATTTTAAGAACGGTATCGACTTCCTGCTTGACGACGGCCCGCACACCTTAGACTCCATGTTGCAGGTCGTCAGCCTGTATGCTCCATTGATGAACCAAGGCGGTGTCTTAATGATTGAGGACGTGCAGAGCAAGGATTGGTTCGTGAACCTGTCAGCCGTAGCACCGAGCAACTCAATCTTTGAGGCCATAGACCTTAGCGAATCGGGCCGATACGATGACCTTATTGCCGTTTACAAGTTCTAACCATGGGCATCCCCATAATCATCAACAACCGCAACCTGCTGACGTGGCCCAAGGCGATGGTCAGGGACTTGAGCAAGTGGGAGGGGATTGGGGACATCTACATCGTGGACAACGGTTCAACCTACGAACCTTTGCTGGAGTGGTACGCCACCACCCCCTGCAAGGTCGTGATGCTTAGCGAAAACTTGGGCCATCAAGCCCCATGGACTTCGGGCTTGGTGCAACAACTGGGAGATCCGTTCTATGCGGTTACGGACCCGGACCTTGACCTTTACAAGACCAGCAAGCGGACGATTCCCATGTGCTTGGAGTGGTTGCAACAATTCCCCCAAGCAGGCAAGGTCGGCCTGTCGCTGCGATGGGATGACGTGCCTCCAAGGTCGTCGTACTATACCCATGTGAACAACTACGAAGCAACTCGTCAGCGTAACTCAAGGGTCATCATGGCAGCAAGAGTTGACGTGCCTATCGACACGACCTTTGCCGTTTACAATCGGCAGGAGTACTTCATCGGTGGGGTTTCATTGCTTGAGTCAGCGAGGCACATTCCTTGGTATTACTCCGAGAAAGAACGCAAGGCTGATAAGGAGTTCAGCCAGTACCTTGCATCGGCATCGTCGGCATCGTCCTACAAAACCTTCCTGAAACTATGAAACTCCAAGACCTGACCATCGACCAGTTCCAACGCATCGGAGCCATTGAGTTCAGCAGCGTCCTTGGGGACTACGACAAGCGTGCAGGAGTCGTCGCAATCGTTGAGGGGGTCGATATATCAATCGTTCGAGAAATGCCCGCCAAGAGCGTCCTAAAGCGTTACAAGGCTATTATCAGCGAGTGGAACGCATTGCCTGCCCTTGGGTACAAGCGAAAGTTTAAAGCCGGGGGCAAGTGGTGGATCCCGACGGTCTTCACAGATGAGTTGACGGCCGGGCAGTTGATTGAACTCATGGACGCAAACACGACGGACGAAAAGCAACTCCTGCAAAACTTGCATCGCATCATGGCGACCTTGTGCCGGGAAGGCGGTCTATTCGGATTCTTCCCGAAAAAGTACGACGGGGCTGCCCATGCGGAGCGGGCCGAACTGATGAAGAAACACGCCAAGGTCGGGGACGTTTGGGGCGTTGTCAGTTTTTTTTTGCTAAGTTCAGAATCCTACTTGAAAGTTTTGAGCGACTATTCCAAGCACCTGATGACGAAGGCAGGGGAGTTGACGTAAGCCCTCTTGCAGGGTACGGCTGGCTCATGGTCGTGTGGCGGATGGCAAACAAGGACGTGCTGAAATTCGATGCCATCTTTGCCATGAAGGCGGTGGAGTTCCTGAACTACGCGCTCCTGATTCACGATATTTTGGAAGCCGAACGGATGGAAGCGGAAAGAGCAAGACGCAGATAGACACATTCCAGCACGGGGGACATTTACCCACATGGAAACAACCATCCTCGCCAATGGCAAGCCCGTAGGCAAGTTCGGCAGCGGTTCGATGAAGGGCATCGACGAAACCGCTTTGGAGGGGATTGGTTCAGTCGTCGGCCCCAAAGGTGGAGGCAAGTCGCCAACCCACGACGTGCTGGTCAAATGGATTGAACGGGTCATTGAACTTGCGAAGAAAAACCTCGAAGCAGCCAACGCCAACGCAGGGGGAACGCTATCGGCATCCATCGCGCCCGAAGACATCGAACTATCCGCAAAGCAAATCGTGGTGGCTATCATGGCCAATCCCTATTGGAAGTACGTTGACCAAGGGGTGCGAGGCAAAACGTCAAGTCTAAAGGCTCCAAGGTCGCCATTCCAATACAAGGACAAAATTCCACCACCCCAAGCCATTGCCGACTGGATTGCAAATAAGGGCATTCCTGTCGTTCCGACCTATTCACGCAAACTCAAGCGAATGCGGACAAAGCAGGAGCAAGGATTGGTTGATGGCAGGTCTATTGCCTTTGGCATTCGTGAGCGAGGCACAAGGGCCACGAACTTCATGAGCAACGCCCTATCCCCCGAAATGATAGACGTTTTGGTGAACACCATCGCTGAAACCCTTGGCAAATCCATAAGCGTAGCAACCAAACTATAAAATGGCAACAACCGTCCTTTCCGGGTCGCCTCTCGTAGCAACCCCCGTTTACAACAAGATGCTCTACAAGGTCAGCGGTTCGCTGATTGCACAACCGAACTACCGCTACGTCTGCGATGTGAAGAACCCAGCAGGGACGACCCTTGCCCGGCTAAAGTGCGACAAACTGCCCAGCACCAACTTCGGGTTCTTCGATGTCGCCAAGGTGGTAGAAACGCTGATTGCACCGACTAAGCCATCGCTGACCCAAACGGGCTTCGTGGACCATGCCGGGTATTATTCGGGGTACAGGCTCGACTTCATGGAGGAATACGGGAACACTCCAGTCGTGCAGACGGGAACGGTTACCACCGTCAGCGGGGTCATGGGGTTTGCGGGGAACTTGGAGCAGTTGGAGTTCCAAGACTGGAGCCTAAGCCCCTACTTCCGAATCGGGTCCTCGTTCAACTCCGTCAAACCCCTGACAACGCCTACGGCCTTCACCGTGTACCGTGGAGGCAAGGCTTGGCTTGCTATCAACGCCACGAAGTTTACTGCCGTGTCCGCCAATGACACCTACCTCGTTTCGGGCCGTGTGGCTTACAAGGGAGTTAATTACGACATAGCGGTCAGCCCAAGTTTGTCAGGCACTACGGACTTTAACATTCAGCGATTCGGGTGCGGACCTGCACAACTATCGGGAACCATCGCAGCACTAAGCGGAGCCGTTGAGGGGGATTCCTACACGGTGCAGTTCTTAGGGAATCAGGGCTTGGGGTCGGTCATCACCACCTTCACCTTCGGCCCCTGCGAGCGATTCAACTCCATCCCAGTCCATTTTCAAAACAAATACGGGGGCATTGACTCCTACACCTTCACGCTCAAGAACCGCAAGCGGGCCAACATTACCCGGCAGACGTTCGGCTACAACTCGGACGTTTATGCGACCACGACCTACGACAAGGTGTGGGCAGGGGAGTTCGACTACGTTTACGCACTCAACTCGGACTGGCTGACCGATGCCGAGTCGGCTTGGCTTATCGAGATGGTCCGTTCCGGGCAAGTATGGCTTGAACTGGATGGGCAGTTAGTTGAGGCCATTGTGAACGCTAATACTTACCAATTCACAACTCGCAGGAACGACCGCCTGACTCAGTTGCAGGTCGAGGTTGCCGTGGCTTACAAGAATAACATCCTATGAGCGTAACCCTCATCGCCTACCCGACCGCTGACTACACCACCGACTTGCAGGCTTGGAATGCGTTTAACGACCGAGCCGATGCCGATGGTGCAGAGCCAAGGGAGGACGCTTGCTTTGGCTGCCTGTTCTCAACCTTTGCGACCATTTACGACCAACCCGAACTCGCTTATGTGTTGGACACCATGGGCGAAATCGACATCGCCCTGACCTTTTCGGTGGAGGACATTGCCGACATAACCAAGCGGAGGGGGTCGTTCTCCAAGACCATCACGTTGCCTAATACGACAACCAATCGGGACTGCTTTGGTCATGCCTACAACATTCAGTCCTTTGTCGGTGGATTCCAACCGAACAAGAAGATTCGTGCAGCGATGTGGGAGGACGGGGTCCAAGTGTTCAGCGGAGTGCTGCAACTGATTTCCATGTCCAAAATCCGGGGAGAGGTAACCTACGAAGTGGGCCTGTTCTCGGACGACGTAAGCCTGTTCAAGTCTATTGAGGGCAACCTCCTTGCGACAACGGCAGGGGTAAGCGGCATGAACCACACGCTTACATCGGCCCATGTTTCTGCGACTTGGACCGCATCGGGTGCGAGCGGTTACGTTTACGGCTTGGTGGATTCCTACGGCTACACGGACGTAGTTACGCAAGGGTGGTTTGCCGTTCCCTTTTACAAGATGACTCCAAGCATTTATGTGAAGAAGATGGTGGACCTCATCTTCGCACAGGCAGGGTATCGGTACACATCGGAGTTCTTCAATTCCGAGCGGTTTGGTAAGTTGGTCATCCCTTACGCTGCCGGGCAGTTATCGGTTAACCTGTCGGGGTCAAACATTTTTGCAGCGAGTACGGGAACGGTTACAGGAACGATTAACCAAAACCTCACGATGCAGTTCCCGGACGAAACTGGGACCTACTATGACCGCCCCGGCTATTGGGTCGCATCGTCCAGCACCTTCGTCGCTCCATCAGTTCCAACGAGATGGAGGGTAACGGTTGAACTTACAATAGACCAATCGTTTCCTGATTTTCCAAATAGCCGTTGCAATATGTCTATCAGGAACCTAACCGAATCAACGGACAATATGGTTCTTATGGGGGTTCAGTTGAACAGGAATGAAAAGTCAATCGTCGTTTTCCCTGACGTTACCATCCCCGGCAACACGACCGCAAACATCGGCATCGTCTTTGACCGGTTTACCATTCAGTCCCCATTTACAATCCTATCCGGTGCAACGGTCCTTTGGGAATGCTTGGAGAACCCCGTAAGTATCGGGACGATTGACATGAGGACCGCCCTGCCTGCTGATGTCAAGCAATCGGACCTCTTGCAAGACCTGCAAAAGATGTTCAATCTCTACTTCATGCCGGACCCTGCCGACCCGAAGAACCTCATCGTGGAGCCTTGGGTGGACTTCTATTCCAGCGGTGTGGTTGACTGGTCGCAGAAATCGGATGAGAATGCCGAGCAGAACATCACCAACGGGGACCCGAATCAGTACAAGACCATCGTGTTCAAGTACAAGGATGCCGGGGATTATTTATCCAAGTTGGACAAGTCGAACTACCCGCTTGCCAAGGAAGGCTACGGAGGGCGAATCTTCACGACCGACAACTTCTACGGCAAAGGGGAGAACGTCGTCGAACTCGCTTGCAGCACTCTAATCCCTGCGAACTTCACGACTGACAAGGTAATCGGCAGGGCTTGGGACTTGGACGGCTCCGCTTTGTCGGGAACCATCAAGACCTTGCAGAGCGGTTACCGCATAGCCCAATACAACCTCATTGAAGCACCGACGACGTGGGCCTACCAATACGGGGTCAGCGGTTCGGTAGCACTCGCAGAATCGTTGTTGAGCCTGCCATTCGTCAGCCACCTTGACAACCCCTACGATGCAAACTTTGACCTTGCTTTTGGAATCCCCAAGCAGTTGTACTATGCGGTGAATGTTGCCGCAAATAGCGACCCCTACCTATACACGAACAACAACCTGTTCAACATCTATTGGTGGAACTTCATCCAAGAAACGGTCAGCCGTGAAGCGATGCAGTTGGAGTTGTCCATTATGCTCAATGCCGTGGACATCAGCCAACTTGACTTCCGCACTCCCATCTACTACGGAGGGGTCCGTTGGAGGCTGCTTGAGATTCGGGACTACGAGATAGGTCAGCAGAAGCCTTGCCGGGTAACCCTTCGCAGGATTCTCAACCTAACCGAGTTCGTGTTCAAGCAAATTGGTTACCTACCCTACGACGGACCTGTTCCGGCAACGGACTCGGATTACCCGAACGAAGTCCCCCCGATTCCATCGGTCAAGGAACTGCCAGCGGTTGCAGGTCCTCCCGGTGAAACAGGTGCAACAGGAGCACAAGGCGACCCCGGTCCAGCAGGTGCGGGGTTCACTCCGGGCGATGCAGCAGGCGACATCAAGTATTGGGACGGAGCCGATTGGGTCAACTTGGGCATCGGAACGGAAGGTCAGGTCTTGGAGGTTGTGTCGGGATTACCAGCATGGGCAGACAAATAAAAAACTATGGCAGTAACTAAAGAAATCGTCCTCGAAGTAGGACTCAAGGACTCAACCGCACAAGGAACGACGAGTGCGAAGCAGCGTCTGCGTGAACTCCAAAAGACGCTCATTGATATGTCTTTGGCCGGGCAAGAAGGCACGAAGGCGTTCAAGCAAATGGAGGCCGAGGCAGGGAAACTGAAAGACCAAATTGGGGACACAAGCCAGCGAATCAAGACCCTTGCAAGCGACACCGTAAGGATTGACACCGTTGTTTCAGCGGTGCAGGGGATAACGGCAGGGTTCCAAATCGCCCAAGGTGCAGCAGCGTTGTTCGGGTCCGAGAACGAGGACTTGCAGAAATCGTTACTCAAGGTCCAAGGGGCCATGGCTCTCGCTACTGGAGTGCAGCAGGTAGCCAACCTGCTCAACAAGGATTCTATTCTAATCACCCAAGGCCAAGCAGCAGCACAGGCACTCTACGCAACCGCAGTCGGGGCAAGTACCGGGGCTATGAAAGCGTTTAGAATCGCCCTCCTTGCAACGGGTATTGGTGCAGCCATTGCAGCGGTTGGATTACTCATCGCCAAGTGGGACGAACTGACCGCAGCGGTTCGTAGGTTCCTGAATCTACCCGACCCAGCCATCGCAGCGAAGGCGAGGGAGCAGGCGTTGTTGCGAGAGGAAGCAGCCCTCTCCAATTACCGGGATGCATACGAAGCCCATACAAACGCTCAAATCGCAGCAGACCAAAAGAGGGAGGCACAGGTCAAAGAACGCCAACGCAAGGAAGCAGAGGCCACCCAAAAGCGTTTGGAGCGGTTAAGGGAGGAAAACAACGCCATCATCAAGTTTGTGGAGGACTTGAACCTTCAACTCTACGAAATGGAGTTGGATAGGTTGAGCGAGCAGGAGCAACTGCAAATCAAAGCGATGCAAGCCGAAGCACAAAGGCGGATGCAGGTAGACACGGCTGACGCAAAGTCCAAGATGGGTCAAGCCCAGCGCGAAGAGGACCTTGCTGGACTGCGTGAGAAATACGTCGGTCAGTCCTTTGGGGTTATCAACGACATCATCATCGCATCGGCAGGAAAGAGCGAAGCAGCACAAAAGCGGGCTTTCAATGTCGCCAAGGCTGCGTCCATTGCCCAAGCCATCGTGAACACCTACCTTGCCGTGAGTTCTGCACTTGCCTTGAAGCCAACTGAATCCGTATTCCCCGGACAAAGGTTTGTAGAGGCAGGTCTTGCTCTTGCTGCTGGTCTTGCAAACGTCGCCAAGATTAAGGCCCAACAATTCCAAGGCGGTGCAGGTGCAGGTTCTCCCGGTGCAGACGTAACGGGTGCAGGAGCAAGCGCAGCACCACCGCCCATCTTTGCGAACCCACAAACAACCAACCTCGGCACGGGCGAACTCTCGGCAGGCCAAGGCCAAGGCTCATCACCAATGAGAGCCTATGTGGTGGAACGGGACATCACCCAAAGCACTCGGAGGGTTCGGAGATTGGAGGAATTTGCAACTTTGGGGGCATAGGACATTTACCTGCATGGAACTACCCATTTACAGGATGACCGTGGACGAGGTGGATGAAGGGGTCCAATTCGTGGCCCTGACCGATATGCCCGCCATCGAGCGACCATTCCAAGCCTTCGCAAAAACCAAGCAGCGGTTCACCGAAACAGGCGAACGGAGAGTGCTGACCGGCCCCCTCATGCTTGCAGACACCCCCATCTTCAGGAAGGACGAAACCTATGGCGAGTACTACGTCGTCTTTGACAAAGCCACCATCCGCAAGATAGTCCAAAAGTATTTCAAGCAGGGAAATCAGCACAACGTGAACGCTTACCACAACGCTGAACTGGATGGCGTGTTTATGTTCGAGTCCTACATCACCGACTCCGAGCGTGGCATCATGCCACCCAAAGGCTACGAGGATACACCCGACGGCTCTTGGTTCGGTTCCTTCAAGGTCGAGAACGACGAGGTGTGGGACAACCGCAACCTGTTCCGGGGTTTCTCCGTTGAGGGCCTGTTCGGAATGGACAAGACCGAATCCGAACTGGAGGTCGCACTCGCTGGCCTCGCTGACGAATTAACCGCTTTTTTGCAACAATTAACCCCCACCTACAAATCCCACTAACTATGAACCTGAAAAACGCAATCGAATCTTTGCGGACTGAACTCCGCAAATTCAGCACCCAAAAGCAGTCCTTCGCTGACTACAAGTTGACCGATGGCACGGTTGTCCGTGTTGACGGGGACCTCGTTGCCGGGACTGCCGTTTACGTTGTAGCCGAGGACGGCACTCTCCCTGCCCCCGATGGCGAGCACGTCGTTGAGGGCGTTGGCACGATCAAGACCGAAGGAGGCAAGATCGTCGAGGTCATCGCTGCCGAAGTCGCAACCCCCGAAATCGAAGCCTTGCCCGTTGCTGCTGAAATCACCCCCGAAGTGGCCGTTGAGGTAACCGAGGAAATCAAGGAAGCCTATCCTGCCATGACCCCCGAAGTTGTCGAGGCTATCGTCGCCAAGCACCTCGGAGCCATCATGGAAGAACTCAAAGCAGCATACGCTGAAATGGGAAAGATGAAAGAGAAGATGTCCGCATTCGCATCGCAAGTTGAAACCATGGTTGACATCGTCGAGAAGGTTTCCGAACTCCCAACCGAAGCCCCCAAAGCCAGCGGTTCCGCAATCGTCGAGCAACGCAAGGCCCAAGCCTCGCAGAACTTCAACGCTCTCGCACAAGCACTTCAATCACTCAAAAAAAACTAAACCCCTAAACCCCCAATAAAATGGCTTACAATTTTGGCAATTTAGCCGCCTACACCGACCAAGAGAGGCTTCCTCTCATCACCAAAGCGGTATTCTCCGCTCGTTCAGCATCTTTGTTCACCAAGCAAGTTGGTGTCAAGTTTGCTGCTGCCCTTAACCTCATGGACACCGATGCTTTGATTCAAAGCGGTGATGCTTGCGGTTACACAAGTTCAGGCACAACCACATTCAGTCAGCGTGTCGTAACCGTTGGCCGTATGAAGGTCATGGAAACTTTGTGTCCTCGCTCCTTGGAGCAGTACTGGATGCAGACCCAGTTGACTGCTGGCTCAATGTACGATGGCGTTCCTTTCGAGCAGGCGTTTGCCGAGCAGAAGGCTCTCCGTATCGCAGAGGCTTTGGAGAACGCAATCTGGAAGGGTAACGCTTACTTCAGCGGTGTTAACCAACTCTTGAACGCTGCATCGGGTTCTACCATCAGCGGTAACACAGGAGCGGTTTCTGCGTCCGTTGGTATCACCACAGGCAACGCAATCGCCATCTTCGACGGCATCTACAACCAAATCCCACAGGCCATCCTTACTCGGAACGACCTCGTTATCTTCTGCGGTTGGGACAACTTCCGTACGTTGCTTGGTGCTTTCAAGTCCTCCACAGCGGTTATGTACAACCAAGTCGACTTGGCTGGCCTTGCTGACGGGGACATCATCTACCCCGGCACAAACGTCCGTGTCATCGCAGTTCCCGGCTTGACTGGAACTAACCGAATCGTTTCTTCGTACCTCGGTAACTTCGTTTACGCGACCGATTTGCTGTCCGACGAAGAGCAGTTTTCCATCTTTTATGCACGCGAAAACGACGAAGTACGGAGTATCGCAGCCTTCAAAGCAGGCGTGCAACTGGCGTATCCAGACTTGGTTGTAGACTTCCGCTTGACCTAATGTGTAGGGGGGAGGGAAACCTCCCCTCACTTTTTTGTTCTCTTGTAACTTAAAACCAAAACACACATATGTCCTGCTCCCTAACAACTGGCTACGCCCTCGGCTGCCGTGATTCCGTAGGTGGAATCAAAACAATTTACGTCCAAGGCTGGAATGCTACGGGAACCGTTAACACCAATGGCTCCGGTACTGTTACAGGCTTCACGGGTTTCTCTTCCGGTTTCTACGAGTACGACTTGACCAAGGCTACGTCATCCTTGACCGAAACCTTAAACGCAAGCATTGAGAACGGCTCGATTTACTACACCCCTGAGGTTACCTTTAGCATCAACAAACTGCAAGTCGCAGTACGCAACGAACTCCGTCTGCTTGCTCGCAACCGCTTGCTGGTCATCGTCCAAGACAACAACAACCGATACTGGGTGTTGGGTGCTGCGAACGGCCTTGAGGCAACTGCTGGAACTGCTGGCAGTGGTACTGCATTCGGAGATAGAAGTGGCTACGAAATGACGCTGACAGGGATGGAACCCGACCCAATGCTTTTGATTGTGTCAACAACTTTTACACCGTTGGCCACACAAATCGCAGGTTCGTAGTATCTTCGCATCAGGTTTTCATCACTGAGGTTTGAGAGGGGCAGTCAGCAATGGCTGCCCTTCTTATTTTTACCCCATGAAGATTTGCATTGTCTATAACGCCCATCCAACCGGGTGCAGTTA